TGATTATTACTAAATCACCCGTGGTTAATCCATGGGGTTGTATAGTTGTTATCTGACCAGGATTTGCATTATTTGCTGCTAAAATATAGCCCGATCGAACTAGAACATTAAAGGTCCAAGGAGAAGCTTCAGTCAAAAAGAAATTTACTGAAGAAAAAACTCTTTCTAAACGACCTACAAGTTTAATTCCGTCGCGTTTTTTGACGCGATTTCGGAAAACATAGGCGTTTACTAATTTTGTGAATGCATCATCGGCAACAAGGAATGGCTTTCGATCATTAACCAAGCCACCTGAAGGGTATCCACCAATGTAAACTTGATTAAAAGAAGACATTTATATCCTTTAGGCAGGTTTTCCGATGGCAGTCCAATTAAAACCGCTTGAATTATTAGTTGTTATGTTAAATTTTGTCGCATCAACAACAATGGCTTGGAAATTAGTTCTAACGGTGAATGGCGTTATATTTACTATGTAATTGCTGCTTGAAAACGTCGGCAAACTTAATGCGGTGAAATCTACAGTTCCCCCTGATACTATTAGAGGAGTGTACCCATAATTCATAATTAGACCTCCCGGTAGGTAAGTCCAACCAGCTACATTAATAGATAAAGCATCCCCGAACCTACTATAAAACGCATCCAACATAGTAGTTTGTTTGTAAACATTCCCTGCAGCGCTTTCAACTTTCAGTTGTTGAATTGAGTGTGAATCTGTTCCCGTATATAATTGTGTTGTATTTGCTACAGGTGAGGGGATTGCAGAACCTTGGTCTTGGAAATGAATTACTCTATGATAGCCAGGTGTTCCAGTGCTAGGATTTCCATTATTGTCTACATGGTCTACGGCTAGTGTGTCAAATGTCCCGTCTAGGTTGTTTCTGATTTGAACCCTTGTATTACCCAGGGATGAACCATCTTGCGGGAAACCTTTAACATATGTTGGAGGGGGCATTATGGTGCTCCTGCTACGTATTGAACGGGTTGTGCGTCTTGTCTGCGCTTAAGTGTTTTTTTTGCATGTTGGGATAGTTTTGCTTGGGCTGGCTTCAGGACTTCTTTCAACTTTCGTTCTTTCCCTTTTATTACAACCATATATCCTCACGCCACGTTGTTAGATGAAATGTAAAGCTCAGCTTTTTCGCGTTTTTTCAACTCTTTAACTGCGCGAGCAGTCATCCCATGTTTTTTGTCTTCTTTCTTAATTTTCATTGCTTTTTTAATATTAAAAGACATACTTAATTCTCTATTTAAAGGTTATCATTTTCGAATCTTTTAAATTTAAAAGATATTATTCCAAATTCTTTCAATGGAGGGTCTGGATTTGTAATTGTAACTTTGAATGAATCTTCAAACGTTTCTTTAACGGCACTAATTCGATCACTGCAAAGATGTGCCAAAATATCAACCAAAAAATTTATTCCGCAATTGTCCACGAGATATCTTGCATATTTTTTCAAAAAAATAAATTCGTGAGCTTCACTTGAATGGGTTTCTCCTTCTCTCAGTTTTATTGCTATATACGCATAATCTTTATCTAAAATATGGATTCTGCCATCACAATTTTCTTCGATCATTTTTCATCCTGTTGTGTGTCTTCCTACAAAATATGCATTAGGCCCAAATTTCACGGATTTATCTGGCGGAGTTACAATTTTCTTCTTTTTTTTCAATTTTTTCATACCAACATTCCCAGTTTCTAAACGCTGCAATGCATCGATGGTCTTTTAACACTTCAAGAATCCCATCTAGTTGCTGTGTTATATCGCCTTCAAAATCGAATTTATCATCGCTTGTTTCAATTGTAAATATTGTCATTAAACTGCTCCAAACCCTGAACCAAAACCACTACTAGAATAATTGTAATTGAGTTGGTCGGTATATATTGTGTTAATACGTTGCTGACCAAGTTGGGCGTATGTTCGTGTCTCTATTATGTCGTATCGCTCTTTTAGCATTTTCTCGATAAACATAACGCCATCGGCGTCTAACCTGTCTTCAAAGATCTTTTTAGCCGCTCCGACAGCTAACATTTCCCACCACTCGCTAAGCTCTGGATTTCCTGTTTGATCTGAAGCAATCAGAGCTTTTATGGGTTGACGGTAACATGTTAATTCGACGGTATAGCCAGCATTTGGGGTTGGGGCTAGAGTAAAGCTGTTCTGATAGAACAATATCGCAAGAGGTTGAGCTAAAACTTTTGGATTGTATGCTATCGTGATGGGCGTTCCCTGTGGAATTACTGCATCGAAAAATACGTCTGTTATCTCACCAGTTTGATAGTTGATTGTTGCAAAGCCTGGTGCTAGGCTGTTAGACGATGCATATTGTCTCCAATAGGTCCAGCCGTATTGCTGTTTCTGTTCCTCGCCAACAAGAGAACTCGTATCGAATATCTGAATTAAATTACCGATCCCATCATCCGTTACATTTTGTGTGTTTCCTATGCCATTGATAGAATATGTATTTGCTGATATGAGAAGGTTTTGTTGCCGACCCATAGGAAAACTAAGATTGGCCCCTTGTTGTAGTCCATTAGTGGTATTATCGATCAAGGCGCCGGGATCGTTGTTTATGCTAGGGATCAAAGGTCGAGCTATCGTAAAACCGCTATAGGGTCCCGCTGTGCCGTTTCCTACCGCGAACGTGTCCACCTGCTGCCAATTGAAGTTAACGTTATAGAACCCCCTAGGATCTGTAAAAAACTTGGTTTCTCTCTTATCAACGTAACATGGCTGATCTACTGTGGTATAAAGCTCGCTGTTAAATGGATAGGTGGCCTGGCCGATATTTGTAGTGAATGTGTAAAAATCCTTTAACTTTAACGACCTGAACTTAGATGGTAGATCATAGGAATAGAACGAGTTCATGTATGTGATGATCTGCGTATCTGTAATCTGAAAACTATTGGTAGAACCTGTCAGTCGTCTCGCTTTAGCAACTGCATCCGCTAGTGTGGGGAATGTTGGGAATGTTGGTACGGCTGTAGTCATGGTTTAAACCGATGGTACATTATCAAACGCATCCTCCAGAGTAACAACATTTGTTCCCGGAATTATGCCCGACGCGACAGCTACCGCTATACATGGAAACTGAGGGTCTGAGAATGATATAAAGGGAAAAAATCCAAGGGTGTCAAGGTCAATTTTTATATTAACATCGTCTATTTCTAAGATCCGTGCTTTTTGGTTATTTATCTGCACCATGCCGTTAGAGGGAGGGACTCTAAAACCTATCCACTCCCCCACGAAAAAATTTGTCGTCATCACAAATGTTACTATCGCCTGTTGAGCACGTGAAATGCTCTCTATGTACTGCAAATTAGGTATGAAATTTGCACCAAAAGGAGGGCCGTAATTTGAATTAAACGCATTTGTCATAGCACATCCATCGGAGTGAATCGGCAACGGGAAATAACCTCGAAAGATCTCAGGGGTTTTTGTCCCGAGGGTGTTAACTCCATGCTGTAACGTCTCACCTTTCTTTTTGTGTTATTGATATGCTTTACAATACCCATAGGAAGTTCGCAGATCTCACCATGCGTCAGTTTGATCATTTGTATCGGCTCGCCTGGATATTTGCGATAGGAGAACTCTAACCATCCCCCTTGAGCATCTAGAAATTCAAACATACCTTTTTTAAGCCGGTCGTCTTCTTTTCTATTTTTCTTTACCATTTCTTCACGCTCAAGCGCTGGCATCGTATTTGTTTTTTTCTTGTGCAGTTCTCTAATTTCCATTAATCACCCCTATTTTGTTAAAGGGGAGGGACAATTTGTCACCCCCCCTAAATTATCTATGCGTTAGTTATCGAATTGTTAGGAAAATCCGCCTTAAACGCCATTACAACCATATTTGCACTAGCAGGACCAACAACACTAGTCCCCAAATTCATGACGTATTGAGCATGATTGTCGAACGCGTCTTGTAAATTGGTTCCTGGTGGCGATGCTGGAATTGTTGCGCTTCCAGTGATAACACCAGTGCTCGTTCCAGTAATTTTAGGCACAATTCCCGAACCCGCAGGGAAGCAGGTCGGAGGTGAACCCAGCGATTTATTTAAAATAAAATTCGCAGAGGTTGGATATGTGAACGTTGTATAACCTGACGTATCATAATCCAAAGTTATAGAAGACTCAGTTGCTGTATTAGTGGTTTCTATTACTCGCGCTGGCCCTGGTTTATTTCCTAAGGCATCATTTTTAGATTTAGCAGTTAAATTGCTCATCTGAATCATGCCGTAATTCGCAGGAATCTGGAAATCAACAAGTTCTCCAATTGTAAAGTCGTGTTTTCGTGCAAAATAGACCTTAGCTTGGGTTGCTTGTGTGATATACATTACCTGTCTTAACTCAGGATACATAAACCCAGGGTATACTTTTTGGTAAAACCCTGTTGTACCATTGCCGAAAGTGATTCCTCTTGCTGTTTCTGCCGTTGCAGCATAACCTAAAGTAATGCTAACACCTGCACTAACAGCCGTTACCTCAAACAAGAATCCTGAAAGCTCCAACGCGCCAGCTATATTAATCAGGCGTACATAGTCTCCTACGTTAATTCCTGTAGTTGTTGCCGTTAGAAGTACAAATGTTGCTCCGTTAATTGCTGTGGAAGCAACTCTTGTGTATGTTGGGGGGTTTGTTTGATCTATAAAAGTAAATCCACCAGAAGTTCCAACATTAGTGCTTAAAGCACCAGAGGTAACAGCTTGATCCATTGAAATAAACGAACCTTGAGACATGGTACTAAACCATTCTGACTCAATTGCTGTTACGGCGGAATCATCACCCCAATTTGTAATATTTTTTACAAACACCCAATCTGGTCTATCTGTCATTGGTATATTTACGGCAACAGGAGTAGCAGGGTTAGTGTAACTCCACATACCTACAAAACTATATGGTAACATGGTAACCTCCTATATCCCGGTTGAACGTAAGTTTTGAATCCAAAGGTCATTTGTAATGCATTGGCCTTGATAGAACGAAGCTCCAGCTGTATGACGAAGCATACATGGGTCGTTGTTATATCCTGGAGGCAGATAGATGAATCTTGCCTTACCTCCGGCTTGCCACACTACTTTATAAGCTTCTTTTGCAGCTACAAAACAGTTTGCAATATCATTACCAAGCATTGATGCGTTTGGTGATACTGAACCCTGTTCAGAGATAAAGAATCTCACGTTGTTAGCGCCACCGAGTTCTGTAGTTAACGTTTGATCTATGTTCGGATATTGGAACTTCTTGATAAATCCAGTCATTCCATATAGAACAGGGATCATACGTGTAGTGCACATGCACCCGTAAGCGTCACCAATCGGACTTGTTCCAAATTTAAGATCAGCCTCGACGATATTCGTAATGTACTCACCAGAGTTGTTTTGCAACACGGTAAATACATCGTCTACATCTGAGATTGTCATCTCTGTAGGAATATCCCCATTGCTTCCGCCGACGGAATTTATTATCGAGGCAGAACTTTCGAGATTATCGCGCTGGAGGGCGTCCTGTGTTTCTCTTAAACTTTGTCCTAAACGGGCCGCAGCGCTATTGAGAACAGGATCTTCGTTTGTGATGGTGACCTGACGTGTTAACACGATATAGGTCGCATAAACACGTACACGACAATCCACGTCAACGCGATTAAGCTGTTGTGGTGGTGGGTTAGATTGACTATCATCAAGTGGCACTTCGAACAGATCTAATCTGTCGTATCTGCTTTGACGATCGATAAAGCCGTTGTTGTCCGGTAACTCAACTGGAGTCGCAAACAATTGGTGAATCAAGTTGTGTTCTGGAGTAGACAATAGCTTTGCGTTATACCTCTGTTGTATCTGTGGAGGTAGTGAAGCAATAGAAACGGTCATTAGTATTTTCCTTTATGTCCTACGACATTTCAGGAACCCCACTTGCCATTGATGCATAGCCAGTCATTTCTCGATAGAGGTCTTTCTTCATTGCATCCGTCATCTGAAAAGCTTGAGCAATAGGACGCTTGTCAAAGGCCATGGGGGATTGTACCGCTTTACTGGACTTTTCGATCGCCTTATCAATCTCTTTTTCCCTTCTAGATTCAGGAACTTTTAAAGAAATACCCATCGCTTTAATGAAATTATAGCTTTGCAATCCGATCTTATACGGGTCTTTTAGTTCCGCAATCGAGTTCGCAAGTTCGGGTTCTTTTTCTTCAAATAAAGATAATGTTTCAGGGTTGACGATATCGGAAAAATCAGAGTATTTACGATTAAGACGGTCCATGAATTGACTATCGTTTTGCTGTTTGATATGTTTTTCAACTTCTCTCTTAGCAATAGACTCGGCGTATTGTTGAGCTTTTTTCTCGACAAGCTTTGCGATCTTGCCTTTAGAAATAAATTCATCTTCACCGATAGAATCAAATTCATCGACTTCTTGTTGTTGAGGCTGTTGGTTGTTCATTTGCGCCTGCAAAATCCTCTCCATCATCTCATCACGCGTTTTTAACTGTCTTTCCAACTCGGCATTTTTGATGCGCATTTGCTTCCAGTTCCGCTCGTCAGCCTCTTTTTTTGCATTTGCTACATCATTTACTTCAGTGACTTGTGATTCTCCCTGAGTTGCTACCTCGTGGACTTCGCTATTTAGGTTTGTTTCATCTGTCATGAATAAATTGTCCTTTTGTTGATGCGGTCGGCTAGCTCGCTTTACGCCGATGACATAGGGCTAGTACGTCTAATTTTGCGCCTAATTTGACAATGAAAAAAAATATTGTTATATGTCTATATAAAAGTAAAATTTTAATTACTTTTTAACGCCAAGAAAGGGGTTTGTATGATCTGTGAAGAGTGTCTGGTTGATTATTGCAACAAAGATTTTCTCATGAATAGCTGCACATGCTATCACTGCATGTATAAAAACAAATTGAAAGTGTTAAGTTCTCAAAAGAAAAGCGAGACGCTTGTATGCAAGGCATGCGGACAATACTTTTTTATAGATAAAGGTAAAAAAGTAAGACAACGAAATGTTTACTGTTCTAAAAAGTGTGCTCAAGATGCTCACAGGGAGCAGGTACAGAATTTTTGGACTAACAAGGTAAAGTTGCAGTTTACGTTTAAATAACGGCCATTTGCAATTCTTTTGGCTTTAATGAGACAAGTTGATCCCCTTGGTAACTAGGGTTTTCTTTCCAGTTTCCCTCGGCATTTTTCATGAATCCGAAATATTCCAGATGCATATTTTCCCATCGACGCAATAGCTGTAATTGTTCAGGTGGGAATAGTTCAGGGCAGTTGAGCATATTGAGCATATTTGATCGGTGAGGTAACTCCCAGCAAAAATATATCTCATTAGTATACGGAATCACCCTAAAAACTAATGTGTCGTCTTCTGGATATGGTCTATAGATTGTTTTGATCATCCTTCGTATGAAGGCATTCTTCATTTGTAGATCACGTTTCTCATGCACGGTTATGTAGAAAGGCCGTTTTTCAAAATCTTTAGTACCCTGTTCCACTGTTGCATTTAGATCTTCTACCAGGCTTTTTCTTAGCTCATAATTCATATCTCCGGTGATGATCTGTTTCTCACCATTGAATTGAGCATCGCGATATATAGCACCTACGGTTTTTCTAGATGGATCGTATTTACTCTGATGCAGCATATTCCCTCAACTCATGAATTTTTTATCGATAACTTTTGATTTTACAGATTTTTCAGCACTCTTTTTATATGGCATTTGCTGAATAAGAGGAGCCTTAAAACTTGTTTTTAATGCCTGATTCTTGGAAACTGGTTTTTTTTTCATAATAAAATAGGGATTAGAATATCACTTCTAACCCCTTCCCTTTTGTTAACCCATAACAAAAAACTAAACTTTAGGCTCATGGATCGTTAGAGTTCGATAGTCCATTCGTAGTTCGTTATTCCTAATGTCTCGCATTGTCATTTCAGGTTCACGTTGAAAACCACCATTGTATTGTTCTCTCATACTAATGGGGCCTTTTTGTATCTCTATAAAATGCTTTTGCTCTTTTTTAGACATTATGAATACCTACCTTGATATGCTTGTTTATTTAGGTCCTTGCACATACCGGATTGCATTTTGTCTTGACGCTCAATATATTCTAATGTTTTTGAGAATCCACGTTCTGCAAATTCAGATTCAGGCTTCTGGAAATTATCTACTTTTGGTGACATGTCACCTTGATTGTATCCAGCATGGGCTAAATTAGACTCATGCCCTTTATTTTTACCTTTTGATTCATGCATTGGGTGCTTACCTTCATGCTTAGGATGTGACTTGTGATGTGCCATAATGGTCTCCTTGTTATGGTCAACTTTAAATTTAATGTTTACGCAACATTTTGATTTGGTGCAACAGTTTCTTTGTCTGGATTTGCAGCAGGACTTATTTCGTTCAATATTTGAACCTGTTGCATGATATGCTCTAGATCCATTCCTTTTAGCTCTTTTAATGCTTTAACTACGTTTAATAGGCTTGCAGTGTCTTCTTGATGGGATTTACGTATTTTATCGCTAGCGACTGCGTTATCCATCGTGATTTTAGCCACTCTTTCTTTTGCCAATCCTTCTTGAGAATGTGCGTACGCAACTTTAGTCATATTGTCCACTTGCATTTGCTGCATCTGCATCTGAGCCATTTTCTCTTGCTGTTCTTGCATTCCTTTCTGCTTAGCCTGTATTTTCTCAATGATACGGTCTTTATTTTGAATGGTCATAGCCTCTATGATTTCATCTATGGGCATTAGATCCGGTGCGATCTGTTGTAAGTGTAGTAGTTGAGCTAATTCGAGTTGTTGCTGTGATTCTGTTAATGGGGCTTGAACGACTTTACAACCATATTTAAAGAAGATCTTGCTGTCAAATTCTGGTGAGGGCTCTTCGCCAATTACTTGTTTGACCTTCCCATAAGTCCAATTCTTTTGCATGAATTTGATCTCAAGGTCACCGCATAAACGTTGCGCTTCATCCGCTTGGTCAAATAACCGCGTTAGATTGCGTGAGGTCGCAGCCTGGCGCATCATCGATATAATACCAGCCTTATCGTCTACATCCATCCCCATGGAGGCAGGATCAACTCCGGAGACACGGTAGATGATGTCTTTGAGCATTTCTTCCATTTGAAGCATGACGGGCGACGGAGGCACGATCGGCATAGGTTGGACGTCATCCATACTCATTTCTGGATCAATGAATAGAGCCCGCCCATGACCTTGATTAAATGCATCGTCAGGTGTAACTAGAGCACCTTTCTTAACTTTGATTCCCTGTTGTTGTGCGTCCAATATTTCTAAATTTGAGACCTTTAATCTGTTAAATAAGTATTGTGGATCGCGAAGGTCCCTGCATATACCTCTGAACTTATATGCGTAGTAAGGTGTATCCGCTGTAAAGTATGCTAGAAGTGGAACTACAGGGTAACAATCTAAACCGTAAGGGTTGGGTTCATCTACAATCACGCGGTCATTTAGGATGATGGATCGTCTAACTGTGGGGATTTGTTTAGTGATGACTGCGAGTTTCCCTTTGAATGCACTGACAATATCTTTTAATTGTTCTTCTGTTCCTGTAAACTCCTGAGTCTCTTCCGTTTTCTTATCCACCAAATACTTGGCTTCACGATTAGTTAAATACCAGTATTCATCAAATGCAATCAGATTAGGAAATTGGATTTGATACACTTCAGGCATGTAAAAGAATTTGTCGTCTCTATATGTACCCTTGGGCAATCGCAATATATCATCTGCGAATTGTGAGTATAATAACGCCGCTTCTTCTCTATCAAAGAATGTACGCAGCCACCAGAACCTTGCATCACTCATATCATGCTTACGGAAATATGGGTCCCAGAGAGCCGCCTTCATATCTACATAGCGCCATCTTGGGTCAGGAGATATGGGATCTTGCGTATTATCCCCATAAAGATACATAAATCCTAGGCCTTGAACTAATCCTCCAAGTTCAAATGCATCGCTAAAAGTCTGATAAAAACCCTGTTTATGATTGTGGTATAGGCATTTAGTGAGCTGGTCCGAGGTTTTCTGTGCCCCATTATGGATGGGAACACACGCAGTCGATTTACGCGTCATCCTCTGTTGTCCGGATATAGCCTGGACAATAGGATTCATTATGTTAAAATTCCACACTTTTCGCTTATATGTGGCTACACCAGGGAATATCAAACCCCAAATGTCCTGATCACCCATACAAAAGCGTTGGTCGACATCGGCCTGATACCATTGTGTTTGCAGTATGTTTATGCAATCAGAGTAGTTTTTCTCCATCGATTGACGGAGAGAAGTATTTAACCCATCCTCGGGCCAAAAAATTGGGTCATTGTTACGCAAAATAATACCTCACGTTGTGAAGCCCATCTTGCGTAAAAATTTTTGTTTATTTCAATTTATTCTTTATCTGTCTTTAGGTTAGGCCTAGTCATTGCGACTATCCCTTTGCATTCATTTATCATTATCCGTAACGCGTTATAGACATTTTGAAGCTTTTCTTCTTTTTCTTTGATAATTTCTAAATTTTCTTGGTTTTCCCTGATTTTATCGATTAACTCATTAAATCTATTAACGTCTAAAAACCGCAAAATAGTGTTAATGGATATTAACTCATCTTCTATGCGGTCTACGATTTGTTTTATTTCCGTGACTTCCTCGCAAAGATTTCTTTCTTCTTCGATCATGAGAAATACCTATTAATAGCTTTAAGATCGTTTTCAATGCTTCCACCCTGGGATGCTTCCATACCTTTTAACCCTACTCCTAGCATTCTAAATGCATCGCTTGCGTGGCTATGTTGATCATGTAACGGTTGATTGTGGTAACATCCTAATTTATCATCCCATAGTTTTCGATAGGCCTCTAGATGCATCAATCCTTTTCGACAATTCTTTTCATCGAAAACGCAACGACCAAGTATAGAGCGAACAATATTAATACCATCGAATATCCCCTTGCTTTCCCTAGGTAATACCACGAACTTTCCTTGTAAAACCGCTTTACATAGATCGACCCAGGTCGTCATATTCGCATCATGATTCAACCCATCGTGGGGGAAAATGTGACGCCCGAATTTATATTTCTGATCATTTAGCCAATCGCAATAGAATGTAGCGCGTTCCCCATGATTCTCATAGAAGTTTATCAGCTTAACTTGTCCTCCCATACCTAGCTGAAAGCACCATATGCTCGTGTAATCATGTACACCAATATCCCACGCAGTATGTACTAGGTTAGAATCATCATAAGGAACGTTACAAATGCAACCTTTTTCACGAAGTTTAGCGATTTGAGCTCCATAGTATAATCCTTCATTTGCTGATTCAAACGCTTCATCTGCGTTCGACGGGTATTCTTGCTTCATAGAGTCGCCTAGCATGCGCTGTTTCATCTCGTACCAGCGCCGTTGCTCTTCGTCAATCTTGCGTTGTCGCTCTGATTCGATACGATTCAGATATGCGTTTGTCTCTTGGCTAACAACAATGTCCATTGTACTCATTTCCTTTTTCATACTTTTTTTTAAATCTTTCTATGTCATCATCCATAGCACTATTTAGAATGTTTTCCAATTCTTTAGGATCAGATAGTTTTATGGATTCCCATGTACCTAAACAAAAATCTATGTATTTTTCTTTATCAAAACCTTGTTTTTCCAATGTTAACGCCACTTTCATAGAGGCTATAATTAAAACTCTTACGTCCATTGGTAATTTATCTAAATTTAACTGATCCATATCTTCCTTTATTTTAACCTATATTCAGGTTCATCCATCCAGCTGAGAAAGTGAAACTTGAAATCCATTTTGGTTAATTTCCTTCCGCTATCCCGCACCTTACGTGCTTCCGTGCATAATGAATAAAAGTAACCCTGTCTACCCTCTGCGGTGCTTTCTACAACAACGACCTGATCCTCAGCTACCGTGTTTAAACTTCCTGTCATTATCTCTTTAGCTGCATCCGGTGACTGACAGCAGATTTTTCCATATTCGCTAACTAACAACCTGTTGCACGTGCCAGAGCGAAAACCCGTGCTTACACGATAGTTAGAGCCATTCTCAAACATTAACTCGCCCGCACGATCATTCCTAGCTCTATTTATTGCTCTAGTCCATGGTGGCATATTGTCATAAGCAAATTTAACCTTTGATCTAAATATGTTCTCCGCATCTTCTCGACGGTGCGCAATAATCCCAGCCGTCATATTCTCTTGCCAAAAGCAATCGTCAAGGAAATCTATTGCCCAAAATGTTGTGCATCCTAATTGCCTAGCCTTTAGTATGATGGTTTTATTCCAACGGTCATTGTGAAGCTGGTTTTGGACAAAATTTAGAGAGAACGGAACTTTATTTCCTGATTTATCAATGACATAATATAGGTTTTCTAGTCGAGATTTCTTGTCTAGTAGGGTTTCAATATCCGGTGGCGTTTCCCACATTAGATTTCATCTTTTTCTTTCTTTTTTATGAGATTGGAAATTAATTCAGAAGCCGCCTTTGAGGATATGGAAGATTCTTCTTTATCAGTATCCTTATAGCCTTCGTGACTACGTGCTAACATAAATCTAGCATGTGCACCATCTGCTTTTTTCCAGAAGGGGTATTTATTTAATCGACTTTCTTGTATGGATTTTGCTTGGGAATAGTATTCAGCAAACACAGGGTATCTTTCTTTCAATTTATCAACATGGCGCTTACCAATTCCTCTGTATATAAAAAAATCCTGAAACCAAACCTCCATCGGATTTTCTATAAACCACATCACCATTTCTTTACCAAGTTTGATCAGTTCCTCTTGAGTATAAGCATCTTCGGGTTTTCCTAAATAACCAAGTAACCCCCCCTTTTCACATCCTGCATAGGGTAAATGCCCTTTTGGAGCTGCCATAACGTACCTCTTTTGTTAAAACAACACAATACATGAGTAACAAAGAAGTTTCAATAATTTGTTTTATGTTTTAATGCACCCATGTAATGAACCCCTTGCATATCGTACACCAAATGGTACCGTGGGGCCATGCTATGGAATATCTGTTTCCACAGTGACAGAGTATGGTTTGTTCACGCATAATTTACCTATAAAAATCGCCCGTTTTTGTGCAACCAGGCAACGGGCAGCCTATGGGGGAACTCGACATTTACACCACTATCAAAATGTAAACGTATATTGTGCCCAATCATTTTTATTTCTTCTCTTTTTTTTCTTTACATTTCTCTTTAGATCGGTCTCTAGATGCTGCGCTATCGATGATTGGTTTAGGGGTTTTGTGCTTTCTTCCGTTAATATCAACCAATCCGTAATTATCAACGATATAGGTATGTGTTGATGGATTGTAGGTTACACATGCATGTAAACTAGAAAATGTTAGAGCGAGTACAAGAATTAATGCTTTCATTATTAAACCTCCTTAATGATGTTGTCGAGTTCATCGTATATAATTTCAAGAATTTTGTCGCCTGTTCCTGCATAAATACCGATTCGTTTTTTTAGAGATAGCAGTCTATCAAAAAATATCCTTAGTTCAGGTGACGCTTTTTCTTCTTCTGTCATGTTAATCCTTTATGGTTTTCCTTATGATCACAAGATTTTCTATGGAATAGTCGGTTCGATCACCGCTAATATTATGTACGAACTCTCCTTTTTCTAGGGGACGTCCCAAATGTTCTTCCATAACGTGCCTATGAATGCGTTGTTTTATACCGTTAATGGTTTTATGAGGATATCGTTTTTTCACAATATAACCCGAATAGGTTCGTTCACATGCTCATAGTTCTCGTTAACAATGCTACAATTGACTGAGAGCATCATTTTATCGTTGTGTGTCGGGAAAACCTCTTTCTGTCCATATGATTCATGGATGTGACCGAAAACATGTAATCTAGGCCGGCCAACGTATTTTAACCATCCGTACAGGCCTTTGCTCCCCACATGACGGTCATCTCTAGTTTCATCCAGTATGCTATATGCTGGCCCGTGAGTAATCAAAATGTCTGTATCACTAGGGATTTTATCATATGCATCCATGAGTTTATTTTCATTACCTGTGAACGCACTACATTTTGGATTGATTCCAGGAAACCACAAAGACCATGGTGATCCCCATATTTTAAGTCCTTCGAATTCTGTTCCTGAGTCGCATAGATATGTGCACTCCATTGGGCCAATTTCTGTGGTCACACCTGATGAAACATTTTTTTCCATGTAGCCGTCATGATTTCCAGCTATAACAATTTTCATTCTATAGTGTTGTTTTTTTAGCCATGATGAAAATTCTACATGTTGATCATGCGTATCCCTACCGGTCAAATCACCTGCCACAATCAAAAGATCTCCTCTATCTAGTTTAGGGTAGTAGCCATGTAGGTCGCTGATACAGGTAATTTCCACTACGAAACCTTTTCTTCTTTCATGTATTTGTAAATGCTCTCTCTAGAAACTCCTAGCTCTTTAGCGATCTGAGTTTTCGTTTTCCTAGTAGTTGCGAGTTGTTCTTTTATCAGTTGGACCTTTAACGGTGCAAGAGGTTTTCCTCCTTTGAATTTGCCTTCCTTTTGGGCCTTCCTGATGCCTATCATCATCCTCTCTCTTGCTAACGCTGAAAAGAAATGAATGAACGACTTCATCATATCATAAGCGAGCTTGCTCATGAGGTCATTCTTTTTACCCAGGATGATTCCCTCTCTAACAAAACGTATCTCCACTCCCTTACCTACAAGGTACTCGACTATATCATCCAAATCGTCACCATTACGGCCTAACCTGTCCATGCATTCAACGAAAACTATATCGTCATCTCGAACATATTCTTTTAACGCCGCGAGTTGGTGCCTGTTTTTTACTGAGAATCCCGTTTCAATCTCAACGAAACATTTATCCAACTCGATTCCGCCTAGCTGGCTGTCGGGATTCTGCTCGTCTGTGCTGACTCTTTTATAGCCTATGCGTTTACCTGTCATAATAAGTACCATAGAAACCCAATACCTAAAAAACAAAATATATAGTTACCAGAATATAGTCCGAAAAATATGAATCCATATGCCGCTACTCTATTCAAAAGGTTATCACTCATTTCTTATTTCTCTCTTCTAGAGCACATAGCCGCCCATGAAAACTCTTCATTTCTACCTGAATAGATTCAACGATCCTACACGTATGAAGAAAATCGGTTCTCGATTGCCTAACCGACCATAGAAAAAGAGCCATGTTTCCCGCTAATATTGTTAAAACTTGTGTCCAATCCATGTTCATGTCCTATTTTTTTCTTCCAGTTCTTTAATTCCATTCTTCATTTCTTCTATTTCATTCATTAAATATTTTATTAAAGTGAAAACATTTTTCATGTCATATGTTTTAGCGCTTGTTGTTTCATATTCAGTATGATATCTCAACAGATGTTCTGCCATTTCTTTGTTTATTTTAGTCATTTTCAACCTAGGCGTTTACCGGTCATTTTTTATTTCTCTGCTCGATAATGCAAAGCCTAGCGTGGAAATCCTTCATCTCATCATGGATAGCTCGAACTAACTCGCGTGTCGATTCCATTTTAGCATCCATGTGGCGCCAATCGGTTCGCGATTCGGTCCTATTCCAAATGAACAAACCAAATACCCCGATAAAAAAAATTACAAATTGTGTCCAATCCATTTTTCACGTCCTATTTCTTGTTGTAGTTGTCCAAAACAAATCGATAAAGCGCATCCTTGCTTCGTCTTTCTTCTCTTAGTTCATCCGCAATCCTATGCACATCTCCCGCAATGGAATCTATTTTCATTTCTAAGCGTTTTTCCATAAGTCCGAAAACCCAAAAGATAAAACCACAAAGGCCACCTAATACGGCTGATGTTGCTAAAATTCCTTGTATAAATTCATTCACGGGCAATCCTATTCGATCCGATGATTGTTAAAAGTTGTATCCATGTCTCATTCATTTGAATTTCCTGTAATGCGAGTTCTGATTAAATATACCTGTTTTTCATCCATAGATAACGCTTGTGCAATTTCAGAATCATTTCGCTTCATTTTTTCTCTCATCCATGTGATGCATTTTATCCTAGCTTCCAAAAAAACTCCCCAAGGATGAGGTTCTTCCATTTTCATGTTCCATGTTCTGAGTTTGTTGGTTAATCATAAGGGATGGTGCTACATTTTGTCAAATGGAATTATTCGAACCCTGAAAATACATTCAACGATATATTTAAAATTTGCGTGTTACTTGTCTGAGGAGAGTACCCTATTTGGACATTCTATTGCGTTCAATTTCACAAAAACATTCGGAACATAAATAAAATTCTTTAAGATCTTGATCACGGAAAATGCAATAATCCCAATATTGGGTAAAATTCACTAAGCAATAGCTACAAAACTTATTTTCCATCCTCACCCCTTTTTTTCTTAATCCTCTTCGTCCCATCCGGGAAATTCTCGGTCTGCGCATTCTTCACAACATTGAACTTGCGTTCCATCATCAAGTTCCAAAATAGGGGTAGTCATAAAACTGTGTAATTCCTTTTCGCATATATGGCAATTATCCATCCTCAACCCTTTTTTTCATCGTTATAGTCTCCATCTGGTGTTAGATCATGCAAAATTTTGTTATACTTACCGTTTTCAGGCCGATATGTGATCATCATTTTTTCATCTGTAGGGTCGTCGATCATGATATTTCCGCATTGAGGACACTCGAAAACATTAATGGGTTCACCCTCTTCATGAATCCAATCGTCCCCTCTAAATAACGATCCATCATAACCGCACGTGTCGGAATGAATGAATCCGCATTCGCACGCAATTTTACCCATTTGGAAACTCCGTCGATTTGTTACTTATGGGGAAATCGTGTTTTCCTAATGCAATTTTAGAGTCTTTTGTAGGTTTCAATTCAGGATATTCAACCGTTCCATCGGTTTTGTCTATTCTATGGTAAACGTCATGGTTTTTCCCATATTTTTCATCTACATGTTTGATCAGTCTCCTAGACTCCTCTAGTAGGCAGTGTATGCAAAATTTATCCCCACGCAGCTTGATTCTATCGCATTTTTCGCAGAGTTCGTAATCGCAATCGCACTCTAACGTGTGATTTCCACACATTTCACACTCACTAGACATTACTCACCTCATAAAATTACATCTATAATCAAGCACTTGCTCAGCTCCGAATTGACAACCCATAGCTATGGCCATTGCCTCTAACTCTGTATCGGTACACCAGGGAAGCAAGGTGCCGTTCCATTTTATAATGTAGTGAATGCCTGCAATTTTCTCATCTCTTTCTATTTCTGAATCCTCAAAATCCTCATCGGAGCATCGATAAATTTCCATTAGACGACCATATGGCATAGAGAATTTGAAACCGACCTGCTTTTCGTACTTATACACGTTTTCCATCCTCGCCCTGCCAATAATCGTACTCCTTTTTAAATCGTTCTACGATTTTACCATCCATAGAAACGATATGTGCCCATTTATCGCAGCCAAATTTCTCGTTTTTGATAGCATCCACACACTCATCTAGTGAGTCATAGAATCCAAAAAAATCATCCCAGCCACCATCCGCATAATAGCAATGACCTAAAAATACTAAATATCTATTAAACATGTTTCCTCTAAATTATCGTTGCATAATACACCAAAATTATCAGCATGATAATGTTAATCGCTAGCAATATGGGTTCACTGTATTTTTTCACACGAAAAAACCTCTCCGTTTCGTAAAATATTAGGTTTTTTCCCTTGTTTTTCCATGAAATTGATATATCGTTGCACGATTACATCGCAATAGACCGTTGATATCTCAATACCTATACATTTACGGCCCAATCGTTCTGCTGCAATCAATGTCGTTCCTGATCCTAGGAATGGATCGTATACACAGTCGCCAGGGTCGGTCATGGATTGTATGTATTCTTCAGGAAATTGAACAGGGAATCGTGCAGGGTGGTCGATAGAATCTCTAGCTAACTGCGGAGGTGATCTGTAGACACTTCCCATTTCTCTATACTCACGAATTTTTATTTTTTGTTTTTTTAATATAGTTCCATCTTTTTGCCTAACTGCAATATGGTTATTTTTCTTCCCAGAATTTTTATTTTTTATAGTAGCTTTAATTTTTTTTGTGTGAGAACCTAAAACAAAAATAAATTCATGGCAAATAGGGAACATAGCGGTTAATTTCCCAACACTTCCAGAAAAACCTTGATCCCATACATTCCAGGATAATAATTTTATTCCACATGATTTTGCTGTGTCTATCCAATCATTCCAATATGTAATTATTTCCCCTTCTTTTCTTTTTATTCCTAAATTAATAACAAAATAATCAATAATATCACAACATAATTCCATACAAGTAGAAAGGTGTTTTGCTGATAGATCATTTTTTGATTTATATTCTCTAATGTCCGAATAAGGAGGAGAGGTGAAACAAAGAGAAACTTCCTTGCCATCCAATACCCTACTAACGCAGACAGGATCAGTACTATCACCGCAGATAAGTAAATGCTCGCCGAGAATATAAAGATCTCCAGGTTTAGTGATCGCGTCCTCTTTTTTTGGTGGCTCTATCTGCTCTTCCGCATCATCTTCTCCTAAAACATCTGTTATATCCGGTTTGCATTCTCCTAGCAATTGTTCCTCTGTGAATCCATAGTTCAATAGATCGATAGGATCCCATTCGTTAGCGAGGATGTCGAAATCAAAACTCCCCTGATGCAAATTTAGGCCAATACAAAGCTCATCGACTTGCTCGTCTGATAACTGTTCCTCAGCTACCCAGCATTCTACGAATTTGACCTTTTTCTTTTTGAGAACTCGTATGCGTTGATGCCCACCGATTATTGTTAAATCTTTATTTACAATCGGCTTGTCTATCAGTCCGAATTTATCAATCAATGCTCCTAGCCTCTCAAACTGATCTTTTTTGATTTGCCTAGGGTTTTTAGGATGCTCTTTTAAAAGTTTAATTTGAATCTCTTCAAGCTTCCAGTTAATCATTTTTTTTCCTTTTTCCCATCCATTTTTCAAGACATGCAAAACCACAAAAAAGACAATGTTTTTCTAGCAAGGGAGAGCTAAAATAATCTAGGACGATATCAGATTCTGGACCATAATATCGATCGGTTAATCGCAAACAGTGGTCATATCCACCCCGTGAATATGTTAGATCTGCATTACAAGTGTCACATAACATTTTAATCATTACTCACCTCGCAACGTACATAACCGAATTCTAAAAATATTTAACTCATAATCTAACCGTTCTTTTGCCCTTTCATAACATCCATAAAAAATATGAATATCGTCAGTTTCGGCTTCATGATAAAGCTTTTCAAAATCCTCAAAATATGATTTTAAAATTTTCATTTTAAACAAAATGCTTTGAACTTCATCGTTTACATCCATACAACCTTAATAAAATAATTTGTTTATTTGTGTTAAATCAGGTTTAATGTATACTTTTTGCCGGAGGCAAACATGAGCGATGCTATTCAATTAGAATTAAACCTGCAAGACAAAAGTTTTGAAGAAATGACACTAATCTCTATGCAGAAACAGTTAGATGCACTGTCGGAAAGTATGGGCAAAGTTCGACGGAAATTGTTTGGTGAGATGGGCGAGATGAAAAAATTGTATGCTGCTCTTTTCGCTGAAAACGAGACTTTAAAATCAAAACTTAACGAATTAACTCAAGAGAAGACGGAATGGGTTTACCATAATGGTGAATCATTATTTGAGGTTTGTGAGAAAAATGGATGATCTGAGCCGGTTACATTATGACACCGACTGATTTAGTTGTCTGGGATTTCCCGTCAACTGTTCGGTATTTCCGAATGGTTCAATCTCGATTCTAATTCCATATGTTTTTCGTCTTTCCTGTGCATATTTCCAATATAATCGAGAATCGTCATCAGCGCGGCCTTTTAGTGTTCTAATCTTACCTTTATCAGTAACATATGTTTTTCTTTTCTCTGGTAATATGCACTCGGAAACTTCATCACGGATCCATTTCATAGATGAGACCATGTTATCACTATCAAGAACACCAGAACTGAGCCGTGTTAGAGTTATTTTGCATGGCAGTGGTATTTCCTTCTTTAACCCATGAAATAGAGCCCTGACGAAAAACTGCTGCTGTCTATGCCGTTTGCTAGAAACAGACCAATGCTCAGAGCTATTAGCCTCGCTTACTGTTTTGAGAGGAATCTCCCAGACAATTTTTTCCATTCAAATACCTGTGTTGGTAATTTTCGTTATAGAGTTCTATCGCATAGCGCATACATTCCGTTTTACATTCAAATACCGGCGATATTTTTTTCTCAATGGAATCAGTGAACGCATTGTGATGGGTGAAAACACCGAATAGATTGAAAACATCGTCACCATCCTCTAACACATACTTTCTCACGAAAAACTGCGTGTTTCCTATAGTGAATTCCTCTATCACAAGCCACGAGATAAAATCCTCACTGCGCTCAATTTCGGCCGTGTCTTTATACGTTTTCATTTTTGATCCTTTCATTGTAGGTGTCGATAGCATATCGCATAGCGTCAGTATACCGGTTAAATACAGGTGATTCGGAATGTGCTGCATGGAAACAGGCAAATGCAACATAGCTATCATCCTCGTCTACAATCAGGTAGTGATGCATGAGAAAATCTATTTTTCCAATAGTCAAAATTTCCATAAACGACGGTGCAGGAACGTAATGAGGACTTCTTTTAAGCTCGCCTATCGTTTCAAACTTTTTTCGTGTCATTCCAGCCTCATTAAGCAATTTGAGTAATGTCTATCTGAAACTTTTCAAGCAATTCATTTAGTCGGGTAGTGCTAAAATATCTATCGAATTTTACACCATCATTGAGGTTTCCTCGATTAAATCCTATACCGTGAGAATTTAAAAAGCATTCAGCTTTGTTGTAAAAATTACCATTTGTGAAAATTTGCTTCAGATTCTCATATACTGATTCTCTCTTCTTATTGAATTCCTCACCAGAAAGGCTGTTCTTGCAAGCATATTTGATTGAGGCGGCTAAACATTTAGTGGGGGGGTTTTTTGCGTGGGTTGCCCATGCTATTGCTTTTTTAACTATTTCCTCTGAATAACGCCTAGTGATCTCGATTTTATCATTCATTGGAATATCAATCGAGTTAAGGCATTCCCAGATTTTCGGTTCAGGTTTTTTCATTTTTCTTTTTTCAGAAAAAACAGCAGCAATCGGCGAAGCCGCGTGTTGTTGATTATTATATATTTCTTTTTCTTCTTTGTGTTCTTGTTTGTGTAAACCTGGTTTACACCCCCTGTTAACGGAGTTTACACCCCCCTGTAAATCTGGTTTACACCCCCCATTAAAATTTGAATTTGCTTTCTTGGGATATTTCTTTACCATTTCTTCCATATTTTCTGCCCAAATATCAGTGATTTGAACCAAGTCGGGCATGCATCCGCCTGATTCATGCCGTCTTTTCATTATTCTTATAAGACCTAATTCGGCCAATTGTTCTTTCAGTTTCATTACAGTGGGAAGGGAACACCCAATTTCATCGGAAAGGGTTTTATTTGACTTAAAGCAGGACCCTTTGTCTCCTGCTGTCATTTTGAGAACGCAATATGCTTTAAATAACATGGGCTCTAATTTCATGAGAAATAATATGTTCGGAATTTCTGTACGATAGTGATGCAAAGATCCGAGATCGTGAATTTCATTTTCTTGTGTGTAAGGTATTTGAGAAGACATAAAATATTTCCTTGTTACAAAAGTTTAATTTAATAACAAAGGCAAGAAAAAGTGCTTTGAGATATTTAATCAGAATGATAAGATGACGGGCGTTGAAACCAATGTTCTAGTGAGAATTGCACCTCTCACTCTGATTAAGTCTTTCATGGCTTTACTTTTTGCTACCTTGTTGGGCGTTATGTGTGAAAGCATAGCGCCCTAACATTTTAGGGGCTATGTGTTTGAAAACATGGTCGTAATTATCGCCTATCTTTCATTAAAATCAAGCGACATCTGAAAAATCGTTGAATTCTCTATGAATTTCCGTGTAAAAGTTGTACATAGAAATACATGGTTATACAGGAGGTTTCACATGAATCTGCATGAAAATGAGGGACCACGCGTCCTCTATCCGTATCCAAAATCATGTTACGCACCTCATCAAAAACCGCCGAAAACGCCGCTAGTTGTCGTTGTGATTATTTTCGCGCTTGTTTTCTTGGCTCTTTTTTGCCTTTGTCTGTAATTTTATAACTCCATCAGTTGCGTTCAAAATTTCTTTAGCCAGTCTTCTACCAGGTAGCATTTTTCCAGATGATATCTGAGACATATACGACCTGTTGCAATCAATTTTATTGCAAAACTCTGTCATTGTCATTCCAACGTTAGCCAAATAAGCTTTTAAATTAATATTATGCATTTTCAAACCTCTTTTCATTTTTCTCACACATTGTAGTTAAAATGCGAATATTTTGCAATCCACAAAAAAAAGCAACGTGTGTTACTTTTTCTGTTGTGTGATATTCGAACATGTGTTATATTTACGATCATGAAAGCAAAGTTGCTAAGTCTCGCCAGGTGACCTGTTAAATCAGGCTGGTTAGTAGCAGGTGACGGAGCGATAAACAACAAGACAAACACAAAACAATAGGTGACAAAATGGAAAATTTGAAATTAGAAGTTAACACCGCTAGAGGATGGAAACCATCATATGGTAGAGATGAATACTATATCGAGCAATGCATGGAATTTACGGGACTGGCTAGAGAAATTGTTGTAGAAACTTTGAATTCAGGTAAAGAAATTGCGTTTAGATTTGGGTTAGAACATTACCCAGAGTGGATCCCAATGATTAGAAAAGAGGTGGTTTAATGTTAAACATCTACATAAGACCTGATTACACAATAGCCGAAATGTATCGTGTTATGGTGTATTCGGAGTTTCAAGGCTATTGGTCTACCAGTGAACTACTCAACAAGGAACAAGCACAGGAAAAAGTTAGATTTTACAGAGGATTGATAAAATGAAAACAGAATGCTAGGAGTGTAAAAAACCAACAAAAAATGTTTATGGTGTTTTGAATGTTATAAATGGAAATCATCACTGGGTGTCTATTTGTAAAGAATGTCACCATAAAAGAAACATAATAAAATATAAAAATTTAGAGGTAGTAAAATGAATGAGGAAAATGCAGAACTTTTTATAGAGGTGCTTAGACGAGTTCAAAGAACTTTACGCAGGAACCATAAAGAAAACGATAGGCTTCTAAATTTAGAGGGGTGCTCACAAATTGATCGAGCACATTACATAGGTTTAAAAAAGGGTTTGCAATTAGGAATGAACTCAATTCAATTCGAAATAGACGGCATACTGGAGGAAGACAAATGAATATTATAGACGATGAAGATTACGAGTACGAAGAACAAGAAGTCGTACACCAAGAACCAAGCTGCCCCCGTTGCGTCGGGGGCTGTGGTTATTGCTTAATGTTAGAGAGATAAATAAATATCACCCTGAGTCGTAAAATTCAGGGTGACAGTAAAATAAACATTTTACAAAATGAGGAAATATGTCAGCGTACAATCAAGTTTGTCAACCAAGGCAACCAGATGGCAGCACCAGCAATATCAACCGTAGTAATAGCCGCAGTAGCAGCGCCAACAATTCTACTGCTGCCGCTGGTTTATATCAACCTATTTCTAATGCAGGAGTAACGAAAATGAATAAAATAGCACACATAAATCATTCTCAGGATGTATCACAAGGACATTTTAACTCAAAGCAGCTGGACATATTAAAAAACTCCATTTGCAAGGGAGTTAGCAATGAGGAATTTGAGGTTTTTTTAATGGCCTGTGTCAAAACTCAACTCGACCCATTCATGAGACAGATATACGCAGTTAAGAGAAAGGCTAAAAAGCCGGATGGTACATGGGGTGAGACTATGACCATCCAAACAGGGATTGATGGTTACAGGCTCATAGCTGAACGTACAGAGCGTTACGCACCAGGACCCGAACCAACATACTGCTATGATAGTAACGGAGGTTTACAGTCAGCTACGGCGTTTATCAAAAAACAGACAAAGGATGGTACTTGGCACTCAGTTAGTGCGAGTGCTTATATTGATGAATATTGCCAAACTTTCACAGACAGGGCCACAGGAGAGAAGAAAGCAACCGGCATGTGGGGTAACATGCCTAGGACTATGTTAGCTAAATGCGCAGAAGCACAAGCTCTAAGGAAGGCGTTTCCAGCAGAGATGTCTGGTGTCTACACAAAAGAAGAAATGGCGCAGGCTGATCCAATAGATGTAACACCTAAAATAACATTAGAGCAGGCGTCAGATTTAGAAATGATTCTAGACGAGTGCGATCCGGCATACAAAAAATGGGTGTTTGAGCATCTAAAAAAATCCTACAACACTGAAAATCTATGCGACCTACCAGCTGAGATATTTACACGTATGAAAACTGCTGCCGTTAAAAATATGGAGCAACAACATGCAAAACAAAAAGCCGAATATGAAGCACAGGCACCCGAAGTTTTAGCAGTAGAGGCTCAGTAATGACAGCTCAAGATTTGATTAGAAAAGCTAAACAAGACGCCTCAGAATGGTGTGAAATGACTAATAACCCTGATGCGATAGTTTCAGGGATTTTAGCAAACAAAATAATCAGACTACAGGACCACATAGAATACTTAGAGAGGAGGTTGCAACATGGCAGTTACTGCAAGAAATGATTTTGAGAACGTTTATATAGATGAAAACGGATGGATACCAGTAAGTGATATGCTTCCTGAGGAAGGACAGGAATGTTTTGTTTGGTTTTCAAACGAAGGAATCTCTCCTAAACGGTCGTGGTGTTATACAAAATTCTATGACGATCGTTTTTGTGATGTCGATTGTGTAACTCATTGGAGACCTGTATTTAAAGAACCTAAAAAAGAAATTGTAGACGTTGATATTAGGGAAATAATTAGGATCTGTGATGAGAATATTGCCACAATAGTTATCGCATTAGAGAGGTTGAAATCATGTCAGCATTAACAAACGTTGAAGTTTTACGAGATCTAGAACAGGGGACGGCAGAGTGGTTGTCCCTTCGTACCACTAAAATAACTAGTACCGATGCTGCTGTGATCGTTGGAGCATCACACTGGAAAACACGAATTCAACTTTACAACGAGAAAATATCCGACACACCTATTACAACATTCGTTAACGATCGAATGAAACGAGGAACCGATCTAGAGCCTATAGCTAGGCAGTTGTTTTGCATACAGAACGGCGTAGAGGTTTACCCTAGAGTGGTAACACGTGAATGGGCAATGGCCTCACTAGATGGCATGAGCGACGACGGGAAACATATCGTTGAAATCAAATGCCCTGGCGAGAAAGATCACGCGTGTGCCCTGGCTGGTCGAGTCCCAGATCACTATTACCCTCAACTCCAACACCAACTCTATGTAACGGGTCTACAGTCTATTTTTTACTATAGTTTCGACGGCACAGACGGAGTCACAATTGTAGTAAAACGTGATGATGCGTATATTGAAAAAATGGTGGAACAAGAGAAAATATTTTACGACTGTTTAATCAATAAAACACCTCCTGAGCCATCTGAAAACGATTATGTAGAAAGAGAGGACGAGTTATGGTCACAATGCGCCCAGCAATGGAAATACACAAACGAACAAATAAAATCTTTAGAGAAAGAGGAAGAACACCTCAGAAAACAACTAATATTTTTAAGTGGCGCGTCCAACGTGAGGGGTGGTGGACTGTCCCTATGCAGAGTAATAAGGAGTGGCCACATTGACTATAGTAAAATACCGGAATTGAGAGGTGTAGATTTGGATAAATACAGAAAACCATCTATAGACACATGGCGTATAACCACGCACTAAATAAAAAGGGTGATGCCGTGACCTGCATCACCCGCCTTTACCAAAGGATCATATGCAAATTAAATCTATAATTTAATGAGATTTATGTCATTTCTAATTTGTAAAAAATTAGTATTTTCCCATAAATCACTGTGTTTCAATCATGTCGGTATGTAACGCGATGTAATGTGAAGCCGCTTTACAAAGTTTGAGCTGAGGTAATCGAACCCTCTATTTCTCATCTAGTGAGCGCATCAAACCTGATCTGCCTAGCCCAACAAAATTATTTCTTTTCTTTCTGAGTGTTAGTGTCATCTTGTTTTGTTCTAACTTCCGACACCTTCCCTAACCAAGGAAAACGCAGCTCTATCTCTTCAATAGGTGTTTTTGGAGGTACGTAAACTAATTTTTCTTCCACTATTCACCATCTACAATGTTGTGTTAATCATTTTCCCGACGTCGGGAAAATGATCTCTATTGATATAAGAAGCATATCGAGCATGTGCACGTATTGGTCCTAGTACTCGTGTGCGTGCTTTGCTCTCTTTTTGAGGTCCTTAGCTGCTGACATTGCTTCTTTTTTCTCTACCATTTCGTGCTTCTTTTTCATTTTGGTAGGAGCATGTTTCTCTTCTTTAGCATAATGCTTAGCATCTTTTTTTAGCGCAGAAGCTGCTTTTTCCATGATTTTTTTATGCATTGTTATTTAACCTTTACAATTTTTGGAATTCCTTTATATCCTTTCATTGGTTTTCCAGAAGCTTTAGAATAGGCAGCTTTTTTCATATAATTTTCGGCTGATTTTGCTTTTTTCGCTTCTGTTTTTGTCATAGGGGTTTCTCCACGCACACCATGAACTACAATATGACCAGCTTTATGTTTTTCTTTTTTTTCTTTCATGTTACTTCCCTTTCTTTTTTGGAATGTGTGCCCCTGACTCACGTGCCATATTCAAAGATGCCGCGATTGCTTGGGATTTTTTATATCCACTTTTTTCCATCTCGCCTATATTTTTCCCGATTGTTTTCTTGCTAGTCCCTTTTGAAAGTGGCATAAAATCTCCTATAAAACCGCTGCTGGTATGGTTAGTGTTGGTGTAACTGATGTGCTAGGGTCGTTTGTAGCCGTCTCATCTACCACGTCGCTGGCTGTTCCGCGTGTCTGCACCTGTGTAACTGAATATGTGCACGATGTGACGTAGCATAACGCTAAAATGATAGCCACAGAGAACGCCAATGTAAAATAAATTGCTTTTAGTTCCATATATCCTCTCACTAAATTATGCGATTAAATAGCCGCCAAAGATTGAGCTTGCACCTGAAGAAATATTTACATCTCCAGAGCTTCCTGAAAAAGTGACCTGGCATACTGCCGTATCATTAACATTCATCGGAGCAACACAATGAGCAACCAAAGCCATTTGGCCAGCTACAACAATTGCAAGGGGATTTACTAAATTGCAAACATAAGAAACGCCACCGGCAACTATGTCTAAATAAGCGACATTTTGAGCAACAACATTGTTAAATTGAATTGCTGCACAAAAATAATACACTCCAGTTACAGGGGCAGTGAAAACACCATTAGAGGTATTGTAATACGAACCCCTATTCACTAATACTGTATCAAATGGAATTGTATATATTGTTCCATCTCCCGTAACGCTGTTAAATCCGGATGCTGCATATGCTGAAAATGCCGGTTGTGCTGAATTTGTAAAACGTCCAGTGCTGTCAATGTTTGTGGTTGAATTATCAAATAGGGCCGTTCCGCCTGTGCCATCCCAAGTCGATATTGCTCTATCTGTTGAGCTTCCTGGACCTGTAACGCCTCCACCACCACCAGAAGAAACGCCAACAGCTCCCGTCACAGAGTCTCTGACCATTGTCTGAGGAGAAGTAACAGTTGACGGAGTTAAGATATTCAACGAGCCAACTTGTGTTATCAGAGGCACTTGAGTGGCTTGCATAACACTTGTAGCGCCTGAGAATGTTAGCGGACCATATGTAACAGTTCCCGCTCCTGTTATTACAAAATTCTGGCTGCTTTCCAACCTGCAATTTGTTATAGTTAAAGTCGTTGTCACTTCTATACAGGCCGCTGCCCCGCTATTAAATGTGCTGTTGTCTACAAAGCTGTTTCCTGAACCACTTATAGTGATCCATATTGCATCATAAGCATTCTCTGACCCAAAATTAGAGTTTTCAACAATTATTCCCCCTGTGCCCTGTGTAATAAATTTGATCCCGAGATAGCAATTTATGATTCTGGCTGTGGAATCTAATATTGTGTTGGCTACAGGTGAATTAACAAAATCAATGAACACAGAGTTTTTCAGCCAAACAACGCCAGCTGTTGAACGAAACAAAGAACGATTTAAAGCGAAACTTCCTGAACAGTTTTCGATATAAAAGTTTCCGGCTGCTGAGACTAGAATGCTGTTCGCGTTTGTAGCGTTGAAATAACAGTTTTGGCATGTTACGTTGCCTGCTGCGGATAGCAAAAACGAGTTGTCGGCATTTGTGTTGAACTGTATTCCGAAAAATTGAACATTAACCGCGCTAGAAACAGTGATTTTACCAGTGATTTGCACGTTTGGATTTGCAGTTCTAAATGAGGTGTCATATGAGTAAAATATGAGATTTTTCGTAACCGTTATATTCTCTGTATAAGTGCCTCGCATGATGAAAATTGTATCGCCGGATGATGCTGCGGCTACTGCACTGGCAATGGTAGAGTAATTTGCACCAGTTCCTACTATTCCAGATGCGCTAACAATGAATGCCGAGGTATGTAGATCTCCCGCTGTAGTTCCTATTAAAACCCATCCAGTTGTACCCGTTCCTGTTTGTTTTAAATAGATATTACCGGAAACAGGATCGTGAGAAATAGAAGAGGGATTAGCCGAAACAACTCCCTCGGGATTACCCGTATGGTTTATGTTAGAAACATCCGAAGCTGTTTTCTGCATAATCTGTATGGCCTGAGCCGTAGTTGGCTCTAAACGCTCACCTACTGCATAGACCACTTCATTATCAAAACCCGACATTATACCACCACATACGTTCCAACAGCTTTATAAATAATTGTCGTGCCCGCAACACCTGTTGCATCCACGTGAATATCTGTACCACTAATCGCAATGGCCAGGGAAGCCAAAATATTATCCTCGTCTGAATCATCAAATGGAGTATCAATTATTGAAACAACACCCGCAATCCGTTTTACTGTTGCAAATATTTTATAACCATAGGTGTCACCCGATGTCGTATCGCGACCAATGACATCAAATGTGAATCTGTAGGATTGATTGTTTGTTAACGCAAAATCGATCAATGTTACCGTAGATCCATTTGTGCTCGTTCCTGATCCTGTCAAACGGTTTGTCAACTCAACAGTTAGAGTGTTTGAACCAGAGCTACCGTCTGTTTGGATGCCGTGTACATTATCTGTTGAAACGCTACCGCCTAAAACATTTAATACATTACCCGCAGGAATAGCAGGAGAGTTTATATCAGTTGGAAAACTGGTGGGAACATCGGGGGGCAAAACACTACCGGTGAAGCTATTTATTCCAGCCTGTGACATTAACTACCTCAGATTTGTTTCAATATATTGTACGACTAGATAAACTAATCCCGTTCCGGCTGCTGCATCGGTTGTTAGCACGTAATATTGCCTACCCTCGTCGCAAAAAATATGATTTACATGTGTTTTGTTTGCTGTGACATCATATAGCCAAAAACCATTAGCGGGACATACGTCAACTGCATTAACCCCATCGATAGAAACTAATAAGTTTTTATTGCTGAGGTTAACCATTTTCACAAGCGAAGCCGGGTGCGCTAGAGGAGTTCCAAGCGCTAAATATGTTCCGGCTGATGCTGTATTAGCAGAGCGTATGGTTTCATATAGAAGTCTTTGTGTGAATGACATTACTACCTCTATTAGTTGATAATCAAATAATCAAATGTGCTTGTCTCTGTACCTGCATCTGAAGTTAGTGTGGCTGAGCCAGGCGCTTGTGCAGTGATAGAAACATTACCCATTGCAGTGCCTAAAGTTCTTCGAGAATAGATAATCTTACTCTGTGCCGTGATAGCTGAGCTTGTGATTGTCACAGCCCCGGTAATCATAGCCGCAGTAGTACCAACAGAGTCGGTCGTAGGTGCCGCAGCCGCTATAACAAGTTTATTTCCCGGTCCAGAAAGAACTAAGTTTCCGTTTGTCGCTGTTATATTTCCTAATGTCGCCGTTATTGTTGTGGCTGCTGTAACACTACCTGAGAAAGAAGGGGAACCGCTATACGCAGGAATAACACCAACACCACCACTCATTAGAGCTTGACCTGTTGCAACGTCAGCTATCTCGCCGATAGTATTTGTTGCTGTAGCTGCAATCAATGCTCCTGCTGTAGAAGTGTTTGGATATGTATCAGTAGATGCTACCCAATTAGTTCCGTTAGAACGAAGAATTGTTCCTGTGGCACCGACTGTACCCGGGAAAGTTGCTGTCGTCCAGGTCGGGTCGGCTGAGGCGCCCCCAGACGTTAACAATTGCCCTGCTAATCCTGCTGATGTGGCGACTATTGAAGATGCCCCCTCTCCAATTAAAACTCCATGCGCGGTATATGTAGCAGGAGTATATGGGCCTATAAGAGAGACTGTTACTGTGCTTCCTGATGCCGTGGTAGCTACCTGTGCTGTAGTTCCAGCAATTTTGATATTACCCGCTGTTGGTGTAGCTGTTCCTGAATCACCTGATAATGTATCTAAAGCACCGGTTGCCATGTCTAAAAGTTCCCATATACCAGCACCAGCATATATATAGAATGTATATGCCCCTACAGAACCTGTATAGACAATTTGACCTATTTCGAAATTTGTATCTGATGTTCCTGGAGAATTTCCAAATAATAAAGGAGGTGGCAGTGTATTAATAAGGGCCTGACCTAGTCCATAACATTGATTCATTTTTGACATAATCTACTCCGTATTTATGTGTAAACTACACAGTCAGGAAAAGATTTCTGCAATGTCAAATAAAAAAATGAGTGTTGGGATTTATTTTTTGGCGTGTTTTTTCTCATCCATTTTAGAGAGAAGATATAGGATTTTAACTAGCTCTTGGCTTTTTGGCTTTTTTCTTTGGGTTGGTTTCACGTTCTTTTCTCTTTTGTTCTGCATATCGTTTTTTCAATGCCTCTTTTGCTGGCTCTAATGCATCATAGATTGTCTCAAATCTGTTTTTATATTCATTTCCTTTTCCACCGCGTTCAGATTGAAGCTTTTTAATAAGTTGATACATGGCAGCACCGATAGGCGATTCTGTCCCAGATTCCCATCTTCCGATAAAATTTTCTCCTGTTGATTTTCTTTGTGTTAGCAGATTAGTGAGCGCTTCAACGTCTTCTGGAGAAATATCATCGTAAACATAGAATTTATCGCTTCCGTGTGGTTTATAAACAAGTTCATTGTTTTTAGGATCATATCCCGCGGATTCAACATTTCTTGAGATTTGTTTTCCTGTATGTTTCTCGATTCCTTTTTTAAGATCCTCATATAAATCTGCTAGGTCTTCTTCTGATATTTCTGACTGTATAACTTTATCTAATTTATGCTGTTTTAGTTTTCCGTCTTCTTCAATTAGCGCGTTATCTCCACTGATCTCTTTAATTTTTCCTCGACCGGATGGCGTGATTACAGTTTCTTCAACGTCTTCTCTTGGCACGATCGCAGCCTTTTCTTTTTGCGGGGATTCGATTTGTTTTTGTGTTAGGGGTTGTTCTTGTATAGGTTTTAACGCTATCCCAGGTGAAGTTGGTAATGGTGAAGGAGACGAAGGGTTGTTGGGTTTAGGTTGTGGATTAGGTGCGTTTTGCGGGTTTTGATCTAGATAATCTTTAAGAAAGTCTTCAATAGGTTTCCCGGTTTCTTTCTCAATCTTATTTACACTACCTAGATTAAATTTTCTAAGCCAGGCACCCACTTTTTCAGGATCATTTTTGTTAGCATTTAATAAATTGTTTATGTTGTTAGTTGCGTTATGCTTATCAAGTATTTCCTTAGCATTTATTGTTTTAGGCTGTTGTGCTACAATAGGCGCTTGTGAAATAGGGGGTTGTTGTGGAGAAGACGAAACAGGAGGCTGCTCAGAAATTGGAGGGGTTTGGCCAATTTGTGCTGTTTGTGTTGATTGCGTTGGTGGCAATTGTGGGGTTGTTGGCTGCGGGGCTTGTTGTATATGACCTGTACCGGGAGCATTGGGCGTGCCGCGAGTGGATTGCCCAGGCAGACGCTGAGATATTGCTCCGACGGCAGCACGACCAATAGTTGCAGCACCTAAAGCACCTGCCGCCATAGTTAAACCATTTTTAAATAGATCTGCATCTGTGCGCCTATTTCTAGCTCTAATTTCAGGATTAGACATTCCTTTTGTATCTGATTCCGACGACGTTTTAGTTAAGAAACCTAAAATCTGTTTTACAGTATATCCAGCGCTTTTAGCTTTAAATATTGTTCCTCCAATTTGAGGTAAAGCTTTTGAAAGATAGTCCAAGATTTTATCTGGATCATATCCGCTTTTCATTGCCTGTAAAATAGGATTCATTTGTTTCCTCTCAGATTTTGAACAAGACGACTCCAATCTCTAAAAAGGTCTGGTAATGATTCTATAGGGGGATTAGTGGAAATGTTTGCTAATTCTGTGCTTTGATTCGGATTTAATTTTAACCCCATGCGCTTTGCTTGTTCGAAAGCTGGCCCTATTTGTCTCCAATCGTAATCCTTTTCAGACCAAAGTTTATGTCTAAGAACTTCCAGAGATGTATCGTCTTTCACATTATTAAGCAAAAAATCAGATAATTTATTTTGCATGTTTTGCATGGTTTCAGGTGAACTTTTCTTTATTTTTTCGTAATTTTCACCTGTTGGTTCTTTTTCTTCTAATGAAAATATATCAAAAGTCGAAGGTTTAACTTTCTGTGCTTTAAATAAACCGTTTGGAAGTTTATCTAAATTCTGAATCAATTGTTTTGATGGTGGGTGAATTTGCCCCTCAACTTCTACAGGAGATAAATATTGTTCTGTTAAATACGATCTTAATTCCGGTTCTCTTCCTTTTGCGATTAGATCCTGAGATAACGGGATGATTCGTTCTAAAGCTTCATTCCGATCTCTTCCTAATAATCCTGATCCTAAACCTGGAATAAAAACATCGGCCATTTTAGAAAAATCATCTTTTACGGGAGCCCATGCTCTTTTTGCATTTTCAAGCCATTCGTTAACATTTTCAGACGGAATGTTTTGCGCTTCCGCAACTTTCATGAAGGGGGCCATTTCTTCGTCAGTAATTTTCCCTTTCGTTTGAGCTGTATTCTCTAAAAGTTGTCTGTGTTCTGTTGCTAAATTTCGTTCTTTTTCTTTCTGAGCTAAGATTGTTTCGTAGGCGTCTGGATTACCAGACATATAAGCTTCTTCTTTAGCATCGGATTTCATTTGATCGGGTGTAGGTATGTTATAAGCGGAATATCTCGGAGGCTGATTTTGTTGTTGAGTCGCGTTTTGGTTAGTAACTTGTTGTATCTGTGGTGGTTGTCCTGGAGGCTGTTGTTGATTTTGTGCGGCAGGAATTCCTTGCATTTGATTTTGTGGACCTGATCCAAAAGGTGAATAAGGTGACGGTTTATTTCCCTGTGGTGGTTGTCCTGGAGGCTGTTGTTTGTTTTGGGGCCCGTAACGTCTTGTAGCTGCCGCTTGATTTAACATAGTGGGTAAAACCGCTTGAGCCAGTCTGTCACCTCCCGGAATTCCTGCAAATGCTTTTGCTGCACCTAAAGCAATTTCAGAGGGGCTTGCTCCTGACTTAACTAAGTCATCAACACCCTTCAATGCATTTTGAAGCAACCCTCTCGTGTTTTCTTGCTCCATGTATTGCATACGTTGATTTAATCGTTTTTCTGCTGATGGTCCATATGGAGAGGCTGCCTGTTGCAATTTTGCGAACTTTTCAGACAAAGGAAGGTCTTTGTTTGCTGGGTCCTGTGCTACCGCATCTAAGGCTTTATTTGAAAAATATGCGTTTAATCCCCCTCCGATTCCTTCACCTAGTGCTGAACCGACACCCGCCCACTGGGCCGCCCTTGGATCTTCTCTACCTTGAAAAAACTGAACCATATAAACCTCAAGCAATAATTAAATTATGCCATTCCAGCGCCTGCCCTAATAGCCCCTTGCATCATAGGGGCAAAATTACCCTGCATACCGGATTTTTCGTGATATGCAAAAGGTTGATACCCTTGAGCTAACTGTGCCTGCTGATTGAAATTGTTAGAAAGTTGACCTGCACCTTGCATCTGCAATTGAGAGAATAATTGCGCTAGTTGTGCTTGTAAATTAGAAGATCCCTGTGCCGCTGCACCACCTAATGCTTGACCGAAACCTGTAGACGATAACGCCCCTGAACTATTCCCATAACCTGCGAACCTTTCAGCTATACGCGGCATTAGATCTTGCTGAAATTGTTGTTGGAATTGCTGATTAAAGGGTTCAGAAAAGTTTTGAAATGCATCCTGACCAAAAAGACCAGATAAATAGTCCTGAGATTGACCATATCCACCGCCCCCCTGCATCTGTTGCATCAATTGACTAATTAAGTCATTATTCAAACGGCCTTGTTGCGGGGTTCCTGTAGGAAGTTTTTCTATGCTCGGAGCTTTTCCAAACAGCCATTCATTCAGTGTAGGCATATTCACCTGCATGTTTAATTTTTTAGATATTCAAGAACCCAATAAAACTGCACCAAAGCATTTCCTGTATTGTTGATAATAGTAAAAGTATTTGTCGAGCCCATAAATGTTACGATGATATTAGGATCGCTAGGGAAATACGAAACGCCTGTGGTATCTAAAGCCCCCCCGAAACCACGAGTCGGATACAAATAACCAACTATGGGTTGTGGTTGAGTTCTAGGAGCTGTTATTGTTAACTGCAATGTCGTTGTTCCAGCGGGAATTGTTGGCGTACCATTAATCAATAGATTTAACGCAACCATATCAACGGTTAGGCGGTACCCGTTTCTATTGTTAGAAATTACCAATGGAGTAGAGTTGTTAAACCAGAGTTGGAAATCTCCCGTTTCTTGAAGAGGATATAGAGCCTGTTCTTTTGAGTTTACTGCATTCGCTATTCGACGAAGATAAAGAATTAGTGTTGAATGAAAATCTTTTTCGTCCGGGTTTACATCTAGAGAAACAGGAACTTGGTTTGATAATGTAGGTTGGTCAGTAGTGAAACTCATATTATGGCCCCGTTAAACGCCCCCCGGGCTTAAAAAAGAAATTCATTCCATATAGTTCAAAGCCAGTCTGGTGCGTAGATAATTGATTCATTAGGATATTGTCATAGGTCACAGATAAACGCAGATATTGACCGAAAGAAGTGGCGTAGAATCGATACCAGCGATAATCAGAGTATTGGGAACCGCTAATAATGAGCGGGTTGTTTTTTAAATTCCACGTTCCACCCCTGATATATGGGGTGAATCCTGTGGCGTCAATCTCGTTCAGTCTGAATGTATTTGCATCAATTACAGTAATCGTATAGGTCAGGTTATTTAATTGTGTTGTTCCTGAAATATTGGAAATCAAAATTTGAGATCCTGTGGGCAATGAATAATTTTTGCTAGTAATCACGCATGGATTCGTCAAAGAAACGCCCGAAATAATTCCCGCAGCTGCAGAGTTTAACAGATCTTGATTACTTAAAAACATGTTCGATTGTACCGTTGGTCCAACATACGTATTTGTGAATAATTTTATGTTAAACCCTGTTACACCGTCCTCACGTGAGGTTTCAAACAAGAAATCAACGTAGGACATTTTGAATTGCAACCCTTTATTTTGATATGGGTTGAAATCCTTTGTGGTTATATCTATGACTGGAAGTAAAGATAAAACACCACCACCTATATATGTGGGTGGAGTGGGGACGTCGGGAACGTCCGAATATACCTCAGAAACTGCGTTCCATGAGGAAAGAGATAAGGTGTTGTCGTTTATCACTTTTACTTGATAAATCCTATTATTCAATCCCGGATCTGTACCAACCCATTGCATATTTACGATGTAAATTACCTCTAAGTCGCGCAAATTATGGTTGTTTACCGTGATTTGAATAGGGGTGAGTGTTAAATCCACTCCTGTGATGGAGAGACTAGGATCGAAATCTAGGATAGAAGGGTAAACAGAGTTTAAAGCAGGGTTTCCGGCATATTCATATACATGTATAAACCCTTGTTGATTCCCTGAGACAACAAAATTAGTTTCATTTTGTGAGTCCAGCGAATCCCATGAAATATCAGAATCCCAATTCGCTGTAAAACTATTCCAATTAACCCCGGTTGAGAATTGAGCAGGTCCAAAACAGGTAATGCTATCTCTAAATAATGCCCAAGTGCCGTTTCTGTAGTTGTATAGTAGGACTGTATCAGGAAAAATTTGATCTGATGGCATGTTTTGATGAGGAGAAATTGTCGATGAATCAATGTAATTCCAATAGACTAACTCTTTTTGGAAATCACGTATGCCATGCACGAAATTTTGGTTGTTAGTGCCTGCAATTGGGCTACCTATTTGCATGCTAAATGCCGTGTCAGGAATATTTTCATCAATACGATCTAATCCCCCGGCAGAAGCGCTTACAACGCCCCTGTTGGTTACTGAAAGCACACCCTTATCAAAAACAACGGTTGAAAATGTAGAATTGCATCCAAAATCTGAGGAGATGCGCTCCCAAATAAACGGCGTTCCATATTCTCCGATATATCGTAATTGCCATGTTGAATACTCAAACTCTACAATTAGCGTGTTTCTAAAAAAAGCAGCGCTCACAATGCTTTCGTTTGTGGGGGCATCAATAGCACCTCCAACACCAAACACGTCACTAGCCCAAGATCCTGGCACATATGGTCCTACAGAACCATTTTGTGTCGGGTCCCCTACCTGACTAAATCGGCATCTAGCGTAGTAGTTTTGAGCATTTGAAACCGCAGTCCCTTCCCATGTATTTAATGCTAACAGTCTTCCATAGTAAGGAATTAGGATTAACGCTTGAAATAGTTTAACGGGGCCTACTTCGGTCAATATAGGTTGTAGATCGTTCCAAACACCGTTAAAATAATATCGTATTGGATCGTAAGGGGTTGCTAATCCTGTAGTGATATTATTATTTGTGACAAAAAATGTTTTTTGACTGGAAGTTTGGTTTTGGAAGTTTGTTCCCCAGAAGAAATCGGTAAAATTCCCCGTCCATGTGGTACCAGGCGCTAATTCCTGAAATGATCCCGATGTGAACTGATAAGCATATGTGGTGTCAAAATAGATCGTGTTGTCTATGCCTTCTATAGCAATATCCTGCTTAATTATTCCCATGACAGGTAACGAAGGATAATAACCGAATGAAAGAACTGTGGCTGCGCCACCTGCTCCAGTGTTAGTGAGAGTTACTGATCCGGTCAAATAATTGATTGTTCCCACAACTGTAAACGGGGTAACACTCAATATAATCAGACCTTGACCATTGTCAACATAAGTGTTTCCACCAAATGTTATGGAAAAAGATCCGGGGGCTATTTCCGCACCGGGTTGTAATGTTCCCCAGGGTCTATTAGATATGAAAAAACCACCCGAAACATATGCACCAAAACCCGCTGCATCAACACCTACGGTAAATGTATTTGTTCCCGTAGATGTGATCGTGAAAGTAGTATTGTTATATCCTGTTGCTCCGATAACACCGGTGATTATTACTAAATCACCCGTGGTTAATCCATGGGGTTGTATAGTTGTTATCTGACCAGGATTTGCATTATTTGCTGCTAAAATATAGCCCGATCGAACTAGAACATTAAAGGTCCAAGGAGAAGC